GGGCTGGAAAAAGGGTGTTTTCTGCAAAGATCTTTTTGAAGATTGCTGGAGACGCCACTTCGTGCCGTATCTGGAAGCTATCAGAAACGGTTCGGCGGAGGTCTACGTACAGTATTTTATCAAAGATGAGCCGACTAAGAAGAATAAGATAGAGGAGGGGCGGCCGAGACTCATCGCGGGTGTCGACGTCATTCCTACTGTCCTTGGTTTGGCGGCTTATGCTAGTTTGATGCAACATGACAAGGAACACTGGAAGGAAAAACCTTGGAAGATAGGTGCTGATTTTGATCATGTGGAATATGCTCAACATCATGAACAGATTTTCCGAGGCGATGGAGTTTACGACATCGATTCTAGTGGTTTTGATTGGACTAACACTCCAGATGATGTGGATGAAGATCTGTATTATCTGGGTTGTATTTATGGACATCAAAGTTTGGAAGTTAGGCTAACAGCTCTTACTGTTGGTAAATATGGGGGTGCGCGTGTTTTCCTACCGGGAAACATAATGCTCAAACAGCGCTTTGTTGGATGTTGGAAATCCGGCTGGGTGTTGACTTTGCATCGCAACTCCTTTCGTCAGGCAATTACAGTGATGAATTTTTGCAGGACACTCCAAATTCCTAGGATGGCTTCCATGGGTGACGATTTAAATGTGGCGGAGGGTACGAAAGTTATGCGTTTCGTAGATGGAAAGTTGGTTGAGAAACCCTTTAACATCCACGAGTTTCAAACGTGGTACGAAGCACAGGGCAAGAAAATGTCCTGTGGGGATAAGTCATTTTGCTCTCGCAAGATGACTATACTTCCAGATGGCACTAGGATTATGCAGAACCAAAATTTTGCGAAGTCCGTGGCAAATCTTCTTCGTATCGTGGATAAGAAGACAAGGGCTGAAGCAGCCCGGTCTGCGATCTACAATTTTTGTTTCTCCCCTAGTGAATTGATGCTCATCAAGACCTTACTTGACACCGTCGGTTTTAGTGTGACAGACACCCAAGCTCACATTAAATCCATTGCGTCTGATGCCATGTTGGTGCGTTTAGGCACCAAGAAAAATAGCGGGCAGTTCGAACCCGTTGATTTGTTGGAGTTATAAGATTTCCGCTCGGGAAAATTAATAATTCAGACATGGACAACAACCAAAACAAAAAGACTATTGCGGGGGCTGCCCGCAAGAAAAAGAAGAAAGCAGTCGTTCGAGCGGTTCAGGTTCTTGAATCGGAAGAAGGTCGTGTGAGAAATATGGTGAAGAAAGCGCTTAGGGACAACAAACCTGAGCGCAATCGTTTACCATCTTCGGTCACGCGACTTCTTGCCTCAATTGCCCTCCCTAAAGATTATTTAGTCCCCAGACTGGGTGGTTCTATGGGTTCTGATCCGACAGCTTTGGCCAATCCTTGGTCAAAGTTTGCCGTTTCGTTCCCACAATCAGTCGTGGCGGAATTGAATACCACAACGTTCCAGGCTTTTGCCTTCCGTGACCCACTGCGTGCATACATAGGGGCATACCAATGCCCTAATGGAGCAACCTATGGGGCGAATTTCCTTTGGAATTTCGCAGCGGGATTTCAAGTTTTTCCGAGATACGCCGCCCCAGGTGGCGCGTCTTGGACGCACGGGGATCTTGTTTACGGAAGTACTTTATACCCGGGACACGTGGGTCAAACCGATCAACACAGGGGGTTTTTGTTCTCTACAGGACAATCACTATCCGTGTCGGTTTCAGATGGGGGGTGCCCTCCTGGTGCGGTGGTGACCGTGGTAACTAAGCGTCTCTCGGCAGGCGTTTGGGTGCCAATTATCGAGTTCACAATCTTATCAGGTATGGGGGTTGTCACTTCGGTGCAACCGATTCTGCAGACAGGTTATTATGCTATTACCGTGTCGTGTGCTTCGCCAACACCTTTTGTCGGGACGGATTCCCCAGCTCAGTGGACATTAACCACTTTGCCTGCGACTCCAATCTGGCAGCAGTTGGCGTTACCCAATTACTCAGACAATTACAAATTCATCGATGCTATTCGTATCACAGGTGTCAGTTTGATGTACACAAATACATCAGCGCCAATAAACCGGCAAGGCCAGGTTGTTGGTTTGCAATGCCCTAAAGGCTCCAGTTGGTTTCAGTTTACTGATTTCGACACTGTAGCTTCTGATAAGAAAAGCGAGGCGCGTGATATTGTCAACGGTAATTTTGGGTTTTTGAAGCCCTCATCATTGGCAGATTTTAACATGAATGTTCCCGAGTTTCCCTCTGATACCTCCGCTCC